TCGGGGTCCATTTTAGTACCGATACTTATGCCCCCAGGAGGAGGTCCTTTTCTTGGTGGCGGTGGTAAACGTATAGGCATTTGATCAGGTGGTATACGTTCTTCTGCCTTTACTTGTTGTCTTTTCGCTTCTCTAATTTTACTAAGTATACTCATTAGTTATCTCCGTAACCGTATTGTAATTCTATTAAGGGGTTACCGCCCATGTTCATTTCTAACCCTTCTATGTCTAACTCTTCTATAACTCTTGATTGTACAGGGAAATTAGTGAGCGGTTGTTCTGGATCTGTACCTCCACTTTTATCGTAAGCTCTAGCTATAGCCCTAGCTGTATCGTAAAACTTAGGATCACTTAAAAGTTTTTCTCTCATGATTCTATTGTATAAAATTTCTGGGTTAAGAATCATATTTTCAAAAGTTGCTTTTCTGCTTTTGGAAGTAAGTTTAGTACCCGCAGTAATCACCCTTCCTGGTCTAGTAAAGATACCTAAATAAGCTCTAGCTAAACTATTAGCTAATTCAATCACTTGGTTTTCTGGTAAGCCTTCTTTACCAGCTATGATGTTTATATCTTTAATAAGTTTATTGTAGCTCCTTAAACCATTAACGAACTCTTCCCCATACACGGCTTTAAGACCGTCTGTATGTTTATTCAAGTAAACTTGTATAGCATTAGGATTAAAGTTACCGTCCACCGCTTTAGTAGAATCGATAAAATCCCTATAAATTAAAGTTTTAAAATCATTCACCTTACTACTAGGCATCATATCTAAAAACGTTTGAGTATTGGTTAGTTTACCTTCTCTCCATACGACATCAAATACGCCTTCGGGGTCAGCTCCTCTAGTAAGCTCGGTTATTTTATTAGCCATGGCTTTTCTATCAGTTGGGTTTACGCCTTTACCAGCTTTAGTACTTACGTCTTCAGGGTCAAAATACCCGCCAATATCTCTACCGAACGTTTGTTTAATTTTAGTGACATCAGGCACAATCAAAATATTAGGGTCAATACCTACTTCGTCAAATATTTTTTCATACCCTAGGTCAAAACCAGTTTGTTGGTCTATCATCCTTTGTTCAACTTCAGCCCTAGTTGAAACTGACTCATCAACCTCTTTTTGCATTGCCTGTCTACGTATAGGAGTTGCGTCTTCAGAAAAACCTAAAACTTGAGGAGTTGTTAAATCTTCAACCGCTTCTTGTTCAGCTTTACTACCACCAGTTTTTATACCTTCTACTTCATCATAAGCTTTTATAAAACTGTCTCTATCTATACCTAAAACACTAGCTGGGTTACGACCCAAAAATCTAGCGAACATATTGAAAGCAGCACCGCCACCAGCACTAAAAGCAGTAACTAATCCAGCATCTTTCATGGCTACTTGTGCTATTTTATCAGGTGTGTATGTTTCATCTAAGATACCACGGTCTTTCATACCTCTTAAATTACTTGACCTCCAAAGGTAGTGACTTAAAGCTTCACCTGCTAGGGTAAACGTTACGGGTCTAGTAGGGTTTAAAGCACCAAGCACCGTCCCCGTAGCAGCACCAACACCTTGGAAAAATTCACTATCGGTTAATTGTGCTGTTGTAACTAAACCAGCTGTACCCCCCGTTAAACCACCTTGAACTCTACCTGCTGTATTACCAGCTACAAAACCAGCGACGCCACCAGCTATCTCAAGCATCACAGGTTCCATCACCGCACTAACATCTGCCCAATCCACACCAGGAGGTTGTACAAATTGTTTTTCCCCTGATTCAGGATCCTTATAAACTACTCTACCTGTACGTGGTTCAGTAGCTAATTCTAAAGCATCTAAAGGTACGTTAGGGTAAGCTTCTTTTAATAGAACTTTTATTCCTCTCTCGTAATTATCGGCGGGTAAGTAACTGGCGTCTTTTTGTACTTGAAACGATGCACCCTCTTTTGGGTTTATTCCTGCAGCTTCCGCTCTTTTAGTTGCGGGGTCAGTAGGGTTAAATAGTTCATCCATATTTAAACCGAAAGGTTGCTGACCTTCTTTTAACGGTTGGTCACCAGGAAGTGTGCCTCTAAATAAATCTCTTATAGCGTCTTTAGGGTTTAAATTTATAAAGCGGTCTCTAAACCCGTAAGGTTGCCCCAATACTTTATCAATAATATTAGGGCTAATGTTTAATTTGTCTACTAAATAATTTTTAAAATCACTAGGTACAAACTGTCCAGGAGTTTCTTCACCGTAAACTCCAGGTTTTATAGTCATTGGGTCAGGTTGTTGAGCCATGGGCGGTATAGGTTGACTTAAATCAATATTAGCATCTATAAGTTCATCAATATCTATTATATCGTTTTGTGCCATTACTGCAGTCCTAGTTTTTTAGCTTGTTGTAAATGTGCTTTGAATATAATCAACTCTTGAGCGGTTAAATTTGTTTCTAGTTGTGTAAAGTAAGCGTCTTGTTTTTCCAGATTATTAGCAAAACTCGAGTATTTATTAACCATATCACGGAAAGTACCTTCAATTTCAGTTTTAGTGTCTGTAGTAAAAGGTGTGGTTATACCGTATTTTAGGGCAAATTGAGAATCAGGAGATATATTAATATTCAAGTTTTTAACTTGTTCATTTCCAGGGTCTATACTATCGTCAGCGACAAAGGTTATTGCGCCTGGTGGTTTAGGGTCACTTATGGAAGTACTTAATTTTTCTTTACGATCGAGTAATTTTTTCATGTACTTATCTCTTGTGTCTTTTAGAGCTTGTACTTTCTCTATGTCTAATGTATTGTCAGCTTTTTTTATATCCATTAAATCAATATCTTCTGTGCTTCTATCCAGTTCTAGGATATTCCTATTAATTAAGTTACCTCTAAAGTCATTAGTAATAGCTTGGAATTGTTTTAAAGTAGTTGCGTTAGCACCTTGAATTCTCATAAATTGTTTAGTTTCAAAATCCGATATAGCTCTAAGGTCTAAACCTTTTTCAGTTGAATAAGCACCCGCACCTAACATAGCTAAATCAAATAATGCAGCGTCTTTTCTAGCTCCTGTCACACCGTTAGCTTCTAAAAATCCAGCGATAGGGCTATTTCTAAACGTTTCAAATTCTTTAGAAGTTATAAGATCAATTTTGTATTTATCATAACTTACTTTATTATCACCTTGATAAAAAGAGCTTCCTCCTTGATCGGGTGCTGCTTGAAACAGAGAACCAAAACCTTTAACAGAAATAACAAACTTATCAGCTAATTCCGTTGCTCTACCCGCTAGGTTATCAAATGCTAAATCTGCTTGGTCTGGGAATCTACTTACGTAATCATTAATAACACCGTCTAAGTTATCAGCTGAAACAAAATAATTGTCAATTGCTCTGTCTATACCTTTTATTTTATTTCTAACTTTATCAAACTGTTTTATACCTTGTCTTTCTATAGCTTTACTACCGTTAGGGCTGTTACCGAATTCAATAACTGAACCATCAGTGTTAGTCACACTACCGCTAAAGCTACTGATTTTTTCGTATTTAGCTCCGTTACGTGCTAACTCCATAGGACTTACAAAATCAGTTGCATTTGTAAGTTTATTTAACACATAAGTTGGTACACCGCTAGTAGGTAATATAGTACCTATATGACCTTCTGGTAAGTTATCAAACTCATCCGTAGTTAACCACTTCTCTATTTTAGAATCGTTACCTTCATCTATTGAGTATAGTTGCATGTTTGTACGTTTGTCATGCCCAGCACGTATTTGCCCCGCATACTTAGGGTTACTTTGATAAAAAGCTAATTGATCTTGGTCCATGAACACATTCATTGTGCTACCTGAGTCAGCATTAACAGTATAAGGTTTTAAATCTTGTTTTTCTGTTGGTCTTACACTGTTCGGGAATGTTTTAATAATTGCTTTATACTGGGTATCAGTTAAAGGTCTAGTCTGTTTATCAGCAAAGCCGTTACTACCAGCTATATCATACATTTTTATAGTAGATTCATCTGTGTACGCTTGTTTTCTGATAGCTGTATTCATAGCCATTCTATCTTTAACATCAGTAAGAGCCATATTAGTTACTAGGCTATTAATATTTCCTTGTCTCTGCATATCTAAAGTGGCTTTAGATTTTTTGTACCGTGACTCTTCTTTTTTACTGGACATTTTACCAGATATAAATGCTTTACCTAGAGCTGCACCCCAGTCCTCACCTCTTTCTCCAGAGTTAATAAGGGAAAGCCCTGCTGCTAGATACGGCATCACCTTGTCGGGTTGTTCTATTAAACTTTCGTAATCTAGTTCTCCGACCATGTTTGCTGCTGCTCTTTTATAAACTTCCATTTTTTCTGGGTCAGTCATATCTTCTAACATACTAGAACTCTCTAAATAAGAAGAGAATGAACCTTGATTACCTTTACTACCAGCGAGACTTCCTGCTTCTAGCATTTCACCTACGGTTAAGTCTTCGTCTTCACCTTTATTAACACCTAAACTTACATCTAAAAATTCTTTTATATCAGCACCTTCACCTTCACCACTAGTCATACCGTCAATTATCATCTGAGTAGTTTCATCGTTAGAAGAGTTACTCATAATACCTTGAGTTATCGAAGGGTCAATTGGGTTAGGCATAACGTTTGGTTGTTGTCCCATCACGGAATCTTTCATGAAGATATTTTCTACGCTTTGTCTATCAAGACCAGTAGCTTGCACAACATCTTCCATGGTCGCTCCACGGCTAAGCATTTCCCTAGCGGAGTTTTCTATTTGACTACGTTGAAAACTATCCTGCATTAAAACTGGGTCAATATCAGTAGGTTCCATACCGTAACCTTCCATCCCTGAATATCTATCAACAAACTGACTTAAATAATTACTAGCCATTATTTAAGTGCTCCGTATGCTGCTACTGCAGTTCCTAAACCTTGCATTACACTATTACTACCACCGCTACTAGAACCTGAAGCTAGAGTAGTACCTCCTAAAGTAGGGGCTAGTCCTGCTGCAGTTCCTGCTGCTTGACTAATTATTTGTCCTGGTAAGTTATACTGACCAACAAAGTTTTGGTACGCTAAGTCTAGTCCTGCTTGATTCTGACCACGTTGCATTCCGCCTACGCCCATCATATTATTTACGTCTCCTTGACGTAAAGCTGATAAACCTTGACCTAATCCAGCCATTTGACCACCGACGTTAGAACCAAACTGACCAGCTTGTAACCCGCTTTGTGCTAAGTTCTGACCAGTACCGCCTAATACGTTACTTAGTCCTGTTCCTAAACTACCTAGTCCTCCAGCTGCAGTACCCATAGTACCTGCTAGGTTTTGTCCCATACCCGCTATTTGTGCACCCATACCCGCTTGACCACTTCCTAAGTTAGCCATAGCATTAGCTTGATTAAGCTGTGCACCTTGTTGACCTAGTCCTAAAGTACCCATAGCTTGACCACGTTGAATGCCTTGTGCACCTTCGCCTAAACCTAATTGACCTAGAGATTGCCCTGCCTGTAAGTTTTGAGCATTTTGGTTCAAACCTAATTGACCCATTTGACTACCGATACCTGCTTGTTGCCCTGCTAAGTTACCTAGTAAACCTGCTTGTTGTGCTTGTCTGTTTTGTTGTGATTCAAATGCTTGTTGTGCTCTACCAGCTGAAGACTCATAACCTTGACTACGTAAACCCGCAGCAGTTTTTAATTGAGCTTCTCTTAATGATTCTTCTCTTTCTTGAGCACCTAATCTGGCTCTACTACCGCCAAAAGCACCAGAGCCTATAGCTTGAGCTCTACCTGCGACGTCTGCTTTAGCACCTTGATCTTCTAAATCTTGTAAAGCTCTACTTACTACTTGATCTTCATACGGGTTAGAAAAACTAGAGATACCTCTAGGGTCAAAACCTTGAGTTGAACCTGCCCCAGTTTGAGCACTAGCTCCTATATTACCTAAAGCTCCACTGATAGCGTTCTGTGCTTGACCGACGTTTGCCTGACTACCTAATAAATTACGTGCTTGACCTAAGTCCGGTCTTGAACCAGATACTTGGTTCATAGCCCCGCTTAAATCTATACCAGCGTTACCGATCATGTTACCAGCTTGACCTAATGTCTGCTGACCAGCACGTACACCGCCTAAACCTTCAAACGTTGCGTCTTGTGCTATACCTGGAACTTGTCTTAATAAACCTTGAGCTTCATTTATACCCGCAGCACCCTGTTGAGCACCTTGACGCATAAAGTCCATACCTTCTTGAGCACTACTTCTAGCGTCACCGTAACCTTGTTGAGCCATTTGGCTACCTTGGTCAAAATACGGTTGATAAGAACCTACGTTTTCACCCGCTAGTTGCATAGCTTGTTGTTCAGCTGGGGTAAAGTCTGCTATCCTTTGACCTTGGTAAGAATAAGGAGTTGCCCCTTCTACGCCTAAACCTTGAATCTTATTGACTAAGTCTTGATTCAATAAAGGCATTATGCCAGGGACGTTCGCTCCTGGAACACCCGCCATAAAATCTCTATAATACTGTGCTGGTAATTGCTCGGTACGTCCTGTTGTTTGTTCTGCCATTATGCCCTGCCTATGCCCATTGTTTGAGCTTTGTTTTCATTCATTCCCATCATTGCATACAATTGAGCTATGCCTTTATCATGGTCGCCATCGCCTATACCGGCTACTGCTTGTTTTGTCATAACGAATTCACCGTCAGCAAGTAATGCTGGTACAGTATCTTCATCCCCCGAACCTTCTGGGTCATCAATGTCCCCGCCATGTTCTCTTAAATCTAAATCTTGTGTTGGCATTTGACCACCGTCAGCTAATCTTGCTACATCGTTGGATTGAATATTGAAATTGTTTCTATCCATTCCTTGATCTGTGGTGTTTATTTGTTTTAACTGACCTATCCCGTTACTTTGCCCTGGACCACCGTACATGTTTTGAAAACCACCTTGCATGCCTCCACCGTTATTATCTGGGAACTTACTTTCAATAGTTTGAGCAAACTCCTGTAGAGTAGAATCAACCTCATCGGTATTTAATCTATCTTTTATAAAATCACCTACGGGTCTTAATGCACTCATAACGTCTCCTTGTGCCCCTCTCCTTTGTTGAAATGGTTGACTAAGTGAAGGAAATGGTTTAAGCATTTGCACCGGTGGTGGTTGTGACATATCATTCATAATAGGTTGTAGTTGTTGTATATCTGTACCCATTTGTATAGCAGGTGACATGCCTAAAGCTCCACCCCTATTCATACCTACTCTAGCGAACTCAGGGAACTCTAATTCGTATTCATCTTGTTGTTTTAATAGTTCCGCTATACTAGAATTGACAGGGTCATAGTCATAAGATTGTTCTAAACTAGGCATACTACCGGTTATCCCCGTACCTGAACCTTTAGTACCGTAAACGTCACTTAATTGAGCAGGGGTTAAACCTCGAGTAAGATACCCACTTTGATCTATTGGTCCGGGCATTGCCGCTGCTTCATCATCACCAAAACCACCAGTAAGACTACTAACTCCACTAGCTCCTATAAGCCCAGCTCCTGCTTTTTGTAAAATATTCAGCCCTTCATAACCTTCACCTATAGTGGCTAAAGTTCCCGGAGCACCTGCAACACCACCAGCACCAGGAACATTTGCACCTAGAGCTGCAGCTGTATTAGCACCTACGCCTTCAAAAAATCCAGTTATACCAGTACCACTAACCCCAGCATTTGCGGAATTATAAAATTTTGCTGTACCTGATGCTGTACCGTCAAAGCCAAAACCAGCACCTTTCATCATACTACCAGCAGCATATATTTGTGCACCAGCCATTGCTGCTTCACCGAGGTCTTCACCTTCAGCTAGTCCACCTATACCTCTACCTATACTTGCACCTAAAACTGGACCGACTCCAGGAATAAATAAGCCTGCAATAGTTGCGATCTCTTTTGTGTTCTTCTTTACGAACCTCTTAAGACTTTTAGCTACACTTTTTAAACCGCCCATATTATCTACTTATTGAACATCTATTTATTATATATACAACTTTCTACTATGTATAGTAGGCTTCTACACCATAACCAGAATTATTACTTCCTATGTTTATAGAAACGTCACCATTAGTAGTAACCGTTACACTACCTAAACTGGCTGTAGCCTCGTAACCAAGGTCAATTAACCGTTCACCAATGTCTAACCAGTAGTGACCAGTCCAAACCTGTAATACACCAATAGTAGTGTTCCAAATAACACTACCAATATTAAACCTAAGAGTATCTCTTTCTACTTGATTAATCTGTCTTGTGTTATCAGGGTCAAACGTACCTAAGTTGAGCTCTAAAACCCTGATTAATCTATTGTAAGTTTCAGATTTTACTGACTCCTCCATAGACTGGGGTAGTCTAGTAGCTAAGAGCCTACTCATCTTCTACCGTCACCTTTTATATCTAACCTAGTAGCACCCAATCTCCAACCAGTATCATCATTACTTGAATTTGTATTTGTATCATCTGACTCTAAACGTATCACAGCTTGTCGTGCTCTACCTCTTATGTGTGCTTGTTGAGTTGTACTAGCTATAGCGTTAGTGCTATTAGTAGTAAGCGTATCCCCAGGGAAGTCCCTAGTTTTTAAAACTAAATTAACTTTACCGCCACCGCTATTATTTAAGAATTTGATATCTGGTATAATTTTACTAAAGAATGCATACTGTTCACCATCACCTATATCAAAATCACTACTTTCTATAAATACATTAGTCATAGGGTTACCATCATCGTTAAAACCAAACTCATGTTCATATAGATAATTCTCACTTACGGCTCTAGGGTAGTCTACTGTACCTTCATCTAACCAAGCGGTTCTACTTAACTCACCGTAACTCCAAACGTTATCGTTATAATCATACACAACATATCTGTCCACTTCAGTTGAATTAGCAGAAGGATAAAACCAACCTATTTCATCATGGGCATTATTAGTAAATGCATTTATTTTGTATACTTGACCGCTGTTAAGATCATCAAAAACATAACTAAGTACGCTACAAGGTACTTTTTGAACGCTACCGTTATACACGTAAAAGTTATCGTAACCCATCCAGTAAACACCGTTAGGTGACGTAATAGCCCCGTTAGGTGATATAAGACCTGTATTATTGTTTATTAGATTAAGACCAAAAGTAAACGGTGGTCCAATAAAAGCCATACTATATAAAGCTGTGTCTGTCCATATCAAAGTTTCTTGTCTAGCTTTTACTGAGCCTACTATTAAACTACCTTCCGATAATCTTAAATCTCCAGCAGTATTAGTGTCAAGTGGCTCAAATTGTAACGGGTTTTCTTGGTCACTAAAAGATACTAACATAGGGTCAAGAACCCCAGTTCTAGCATCCCCGACTATAGGGTCAGCCCCTAAAACTATAACGTGCCTATCAGTTTCCGAGACAGTAACCCCTAAACAAATAGTAGGAACAAAACTAGCTCCGCTTATACCTGTTAAAGCTACGGCTCTGGTTTGTACCCCGTCAGTTTTATCCCAATAAAAAAGCTCACCGTTACGCACAGCTATTATCAAGTCTTCCCCAAAATGGTCGTGAGACCAATTACGTAACTGGTTAGTTTTAGATAGAGCAGTAACTGAACCCCATGTACCTGTGTTATATTGTCCAGAACCAAAACCCGTTGATTGAACATACACGTCTAAACCTATGTTTATCTGGAACGCACCGTCTACACCGCTTCCCCCGTTACCGCTATCGCTTGAGTTAGCTGTTATTGTGTTACCGCTAGTATCTTTAGCAGTAAAGGTAAAAGTACTAGTAGTAGGTACAGAAAGTATTTGATATTCTTGATTCAATACCGCAGCAGTAACAAGACCACCTAAACTAGCAGAACCAGATATAGTTACAAAATCACCCGATACTGCTCCATGAGCACTATCAGTTGCGGTTATAGTACTGCTGCCATTAGTAGCAGAAAAAACAATACCATTAGTTGTGGTGGCTCTAATTGGGGTAACATCGTTAAAAGTATCTCCTTCTAATATATAGTATTTTAAATGAGTTCCTAGTCCTAAGAACTTACTTCCGTCTAAAGAAACCCAAGAGTGTAACGCACGACAAGTACCTAAAAAAGTATTGATAGAATCTTTTTGCCATCCGCCTATCTTCTCTGGTCTACCGGCATTAAACCTAACTAAATTTGAATCAAACCACCCACCTTCATTATCGTAGGCAGTACCTTCTCGCATAATTCCTGGTTTAAATACAAACTTACTTAACGGCATATTACACCTCGTGCCATTCTTTATCTTGGAACAATAAAGATTCTGCTTCTCTACGTCTAATCAGACCTTCTAAAACTTTTCCTGCTGCTTTATTCCAACGTTTCATTTGATTTGGGACTTCCTCATATTCTTTGTTGTTCAGTACTTTAAGCATAGTAGATGCTCTTAGATTAGCTGGTCCAAGATTGAAGACCCAACTTACTAAAGAATCAAATTGATTCTGATCAAGGTCAACAGTCACATAATCGTTGATATACCCTTCGTACTCTTTCATGTCTTCTTCTAGTATTTTATCTGCTTCTTGTTGAGTTACTAAGTCTCCTTCTTTAACACCAGCAGTATGACCATAGCCTATAGTCAATACCCCAGCAGCACATTTGTATGCGTTGTATTCACACCCTTCAAATTTTTTAATTAATGATAACCCTTCTTGTGATATATTCATATCTTTACTCCTCTTCTTTAATAGTAACCTTTCTATAATACACAATAACTTCTTTAAGTTCATTTATATACCTTTTTAATTCTTGCATGTTATAAGCCATGACCTCGTAATCTGGTATTGTCATTGCTAAAAATACCAACTCCCCTTCTTGTTCTTCTATCTTTGCTAATTGATCTTCCCAGTTATCTGGAGTAACCACAATCCACATAGGTTCTTTAAGATCTATTTCTCTAGGCATAACTGGTTGAACTATTCTTCGTTCTATAGGTTTTGCCGTAACCTCAATCTGTTTACTAGGAATCAGACTGCAACTGCAAACCGTCATCAAGAGAGTCAACTGTACCGCTAAGTTTCTCGATTTCTTCCATGATATGTTTTGTGCCATTATTTATTTTCCTTTGCATTTCTACTGGGTCAGCAAGTATTTTTGCTGACAGTTCATAGTTCTGTATAAATTGTGTATATCTATTTAACTCTCTTTGTGCTGCTTGGCTTTTAATACTTAACTCATTTAATTGTCCTGTTTGTAACTCAAAGTCTTCTTGTATAGATTTGATTGCTTCTTCTTGTGTTGCTATAGCTCCTTCTAATAAAGCATTATTTGTAGTAAGTGTTTTGTTTTCATTGAATAAGTAATAAGAACTAAAACCTAAAACTAATATTATTGCTATTAAAAATTGTTGCATTAAAGTTCCTCGATAATGTAATTAAGTCCACCTGAACTACGATACTCTATTTCTCTATTTTTTTCGTTACGAAATTTTAAATGATTCTCTTTTTGAACAATTATCTTTTTTGTTATGTGTACCGTATCATCTGAGTCTCCGTACTCTTTATTAAAAGATACTGTAACTTTATAGCGTCTCCATATATGGTGTAAAACCCAGTGTATGCCTAATTTGATAATGTTCTTAATTTTTTTCATACGTATAAATTTCTAATGCTTTCGCTTTACCTTTAACTTTTATAGGTTTCAATAATTTTAACTTAAATTTAGACTTTTGTTTAGTGTTTTGACCTATAATTAAATCTTTCCCCACCTCTTTAGTAGAACTTTCAAGTCTTGCTGCAGTATTAACTGCGTCACCAATAGCTGTGTAATCAAACCTTGAGTCACTGCCCATGTTTCCTATAATAGCGTCACCTGAGTTTATACCTATGCCGATAGCTATACTAGGTAGTCCTTCCTCTACTAATTCACGGTTTAATTCAATCATGTTTTTCTGTATTTCTAAAGCACATTCAATAGCCTTATCTTCATGCTTATCAAGATCTATAGGAGCATTAAATATAGCCATCATGGCGTCACCAATATATTTATCAACCATTCCTTCATATTTTTGTACGGCTGACTGTTGAGCTGTAAGTGCTTTATTCATTATGTATGTTACCTGTTCCGGTTCAACGCTTTCACTTAGTGAAGTAAACCCTCTTACGTCAGTGAATAAGAAAGTAGCATATCTTTTTTCACCGCCTAGTTTTAATAGCTCTGGGTTTTTCTGTAGACGTTTTACTTGACGTGGATCAAGGTAATGTTCAAACTGTTTTTTGATTTGTAAACGTAACTTAAACTGTTCTCTAAACCTAAGGTAAAAAGCTATTGATGCAGCAATAAACTCAGAAATCAAAGTCCATGTCACATCAATCAATAAACCTTTGTTAATCAAATAATAACCTAACCCAGCGGTACTAACTAAAACCAACCCACCACTAATAACTCCTGTACTTATACCTAGCAACTGTAATATAAACCAGACTAATAATACACCTACAGTAAATATCAATAACTCTAAAGCTAAAGACCAGTCAGGTATGTATGGGCTGTCTTGTATAAGTATAGATTCTGCTAGAGCTGATTGTATTTTATGTGGTTCTAATAATCCTACTGGAGTTGCTATCTGTGGCATAACCCCGTTAGCAGTAACTCCAATAAATACAAACTTATTAGCAACGTCCATTTCCTTTAAAGTAGTTTGCGGTGTGTCAACCCAGCTTATCCATTTACGACCTAACGTATCTGTTTTTACAGGGGGAATACCTTTTATAGATATTTCTTGAATACCGTTTTCGTTAGTTGTGATAATGTAAGTTTTAACATTGAATAAAGCTTTGTATATCTGAGTACCAAAACTAGGTATCCATTCGTTATTTGGTGTTCTTACTAGTAGGGGTATCCTTCTGACTAATTGGTCAACTTCAGTGGGAGCAATGGCTAAGCCCTGTAATGTATTATCTGCTAGAGTGTTCAGGTTTTCCTTGACTCCCAAACTCAGTATACCCCCTATATCCTCACCTTTAATAACAGTTCCAGTAGATTCAGGGTATTTATTTTTACCGTCTTCAAACATAGCTATAACAGAAGGGATATAAGACAAGGTTTTAGCAAAGACTTCATCCCCTCCCATTCTATCTGCTTGAGGAAAACTTATAACCCAACCCACACCTATAGCTCCTTTATTGATTAAGTCTACTTGTATCTGAGCTAGTCTTCTTCTAGGGAATGGCCATCCACCTTCGTTAGTTACATCGTCTTCAGTTATATTAAGCACTACAAAATTACCACTAGGTTCTTGTTTCTTAACCAGACTGTCAAAAGTTTTTAATTTTAATATCTCAGTAGGTGTGGATTGAAACACCAAGGGTAGAGAAAGTATAACTAATAATGGAACTATGAGTCTTTTCATTATCCGCCTTGGGTAATAGTGATTGTGCTATTACTACCACCGTTTATTTTGATTATATTAGAAACACCATCTTGTATAAAGATAACCGTATAACTCTCACTTCCGTTTACATCTAACCTAACACTTTCATTTACTTGCCTTCGTAAACTAATGACGTTACCTGTTATTAAAGCTGTTATCTGTGTGTCTGAGTCTTTACCTAATAATGTACCTGTTATCTGTGTACTTGTAGCTTGAGCTAAAGCATCCTCATCTTGAGATATAGCTAAAGCATCTAAGACATTTAACAGATCTTCTAAAAAGTTGACGTCTAAATAGTTTATGTCTAGTTCTGTGAACTCTAGTTCATCGTTGGCTAAGAAATCCTCAGCTAAATAGTCTATGTCCAACCCGTTAAAATCCAGTATACTTGCTTTTTTAGTTGTCAGTTCTTCTTGTACTAATACATCTTCTTTAGCAGGGGTGACGATAAGCATATTATCTATTAACTCTAGGGTTAAATCTAATATGACTGGTTTACTAGGTGCTGATTCAAATACGCTTACGGTGGTGGCTTGATAAGGTTTATTGAGAGTAACCACACCCATAGCAGTAACTACTTCTATCTCACCACTTGATAACCCTAACGCATCAGGCAGAAGTATTATTAAACTCCTTCCTAGCTCATCAACAGTAGCAGTAAAGTCTGTACCACGAATCGCAATATTAGCCGTAGGAGTTTTGAGAATTATGTTTTGTTTATCTATTCTACCTAAGTTCCCAGTTACAAACCTAGCAGTACCCAAACCAAAAGTAAGAGCCATTTTAGATTTAGATGGGTCTGGGTCGTAGATATACTCATCTATAGTTAGTTGTGAGTGTTCAGTTAACCTAACAGTAGAATCATCTAGAAACTTGATAGCCATTCTACCGTTTTTAGTGATAGCTTCGTCGTTACTTTGTATAGCGAACTCTAATGTAGCGTCCACTGGTTTATCTCTTACTATTTGTGCTGAACCATTTAGTTCAGAAATACCACCTATACTAACAACCGACGGCTGTTCCTTGATCGTTTTGGATAACGCAAACTGTGGAAGAAGCATTACCACCAACAGAAATAATTTTAAGCCAGTCATTGTCTTGGGTACTCAGTTGTTGAATATTAAAGTTTCTTTGTCCACCTGTATGGTCTAGATAAAAATAACCACCAGCTGAAGCAGTTACGCCAGTACCTGTATAAGTAACTGTATTATCACTACCATCTATATCCATGTAATTTGTAGCTCCGTCAATATTAATATTAGAAGTAACTGTGTTATTAGAACCTTGAATGATCCAATCTAAATCTAAAGTAGCTGCTAATGCAGATGTCCCTTGATTTAAAGTAAAAGTATTACCAGCACCTGTAACAGCTACGTTTTGGTTAGAGCTGTCTGCTCCGTAAGTATTAGTAGGATCTACTTGTATTGTGAAAGTATTAGTAGAGCCTGTGAAGTTATAAATACCTGTGAAGCTATCCGCCCAGATATCACCCAAGAATTTGTTTGTTGCACCAATCATATTAATGTCAAGTGTCATACCTGTACCGTCTAAATCAAAAGCCGTGAGACTACCCGCACTAGAACTAAGACCACCAATTATATTTGATATACCTAATTGTTCTAGGTCTATATTAGCTGTAGTTCCTGACTGGTCTAAGTAGATTTCGTTATCTGCTGAATGCAATGGAAGAAAAACGAAACACAATAACATGTATAGATAATTTTTCATGCTTAAAGTCTACTCTATAATTTCCTTGTTGTAAACCCAATATTTTTTCTTATCGCCTTGTTTGATAATTTCAAGCACCCCGCCTTCTATAGCTTTCATTAAAGCTATGGTTGAAGATTCGTTTCTAGCGTTACCTAGTTCTATTTCTACTAGGTCTGTACCGCTTTCAATAAACCTAAAAACGTCTTCTGATTTACCGTAACTAAATATAGTTTTTTGACTCAATACTTCTAGTAACACCTCTCCTGTAGCAACAGAAACCATACGTAAACTAACAGTAACATTATCTTCTCTGTATTGAACACTTGTACCTATGCCTAAATATCTAGCACCAACACCGCCACTTTCTAAATTCGCTTCGTAAGATATCACAGCACCTTCTATTAAGATACCAGCAAACAAAAGAGGAGATAATTGTTTTTTCTTTTCTTCTTCATTAGCGAACTTTTCTCTTGCAGACCTTATGAGCTGACGCTCTTTAACTAAGTTATCTAAACCAACCCTTTCTACCACTCTAAAAAAATCACCGTTCCCTGCGTGTTTTAAGGCTCTTATTAAGAGGGCGTTAGGTTGTTGAGTTATAGCTGTACTAAACAAAGCAAACTCACTATTACTTTTACGTTGGCCAGTTTGATCTGTAAAAGAAGTTGGGTACACAGCTACAACAGGACTAACTGTAGGAATATCTAAATCTCTAAGTTCTTTTGATTGCAGATCTTGTATAGAAACCACATCGCCTAGATTTAATCTTTGTTCATATGTATCTTCTAACTGGTAGAAGATAGAACAACTAGAAAGTAAAAGTACCGATAGGTATCGTAATAGAGGTAACTGTGCCATCGCTTTCCGTTATTGTTAAAGTTAATGTAATACCGTCACTAGAGTAAACTATAGTGTTTCCTTCTAGCGTTATTGTACCTGACTCAGAAGGTATTTCCCCAAAAAGGTTGTTTACTAGCTGTCTTGAAAGTTCGGCATAGACTCGTGATTCGAGATTCCTTAAAAATCTAGCGAGTGTACTATTTTCTTTTTCTCTTTCTATCTCGTCTTGTAAGGCTTTAATCTCTTCTTTAATAGTAAGCTTACGACTGAACTCTTGATTTTCTATAGTGAGATAGTGGGAACTAGTGCCCACACCGTTAAAACTAGGAGATTTAAACTTGTGTACTATTTGATCTGCTATTACTTGCTGCACAAAAATAGCTAAAAACAAAACTACGCTTATAAAACAAGCCCATTTTATAACTGTATCTTTACCAGCTTCCCGTCTTCTACGTTTAAGCTCGGTTTTACTAGGTCTTCCTCTTTTATTTTTTGTCATGTTTTAGTACCTCCTGATCTTTAAGCTCTAAAACAGTATTTATTTTCTCTTTTAATCTTATCATATCTTGGTCTAATAGCCTAAGTTGATCAGTGAGTCTTATGATAGTTTTTTTCATTTCTGATACAGCAGGATCAATTATATTGGTTATAGTTTGCCATACATAATAAACAAAGTAACCAAGACCTACCACCATAATAGTAGTAAAACCGAACTGTTCTACTAATGCAACTATATCCATTAGTCTCTTCTAGCGTCTATCTTTCCGTCTTCTACAAAGTTTTCTGCACGTGCTATTCTATCAAGATCAGGTTTTAAATTTAATGCACTTGAAATACTGGTATCTATTCTTATAATGTCATTATTCATAATAGAAGCTCTTGTTATAAGCATTTTAGTAATACCTTGTATACTTTTTATGTCATTTACAAGATTGCCCATGAGTTGTTTCATAATAAGAAATATAAAATAACCCATAATAAGACCACCAGCTATAGGTAATCCGACCTTTTCTATAAGGTCAAAAATATCCATTGACTACTGACTATTGATTTTATCTTTAGCTGTTCCTGCATATAGTCCAAACCAAGCTGCACCTGCTCCGACTACTACTGAAATCAACCCTGACTGTTCAAATGTTGGTGCTGGAAGATCCATAAACCATATAGTACATTTATAAAGTAATATGATATACACACTTAAGAACGCTCTAGGGAATATTCTCCAAGCATCAATCATGTTAGATAACCATATCCATTTTTGCCAAGGATTATCAGGAGCTTTGTCGTTCTCTAGCTCCATAATTTTCTGCTTTAGTTCACCAATTTCAGAAACCATTGCCATGAATTTATTAAGGTCAATTTCAACCTCGTTGCGACTCATGTCTCCGCTAAACTTATTACTGCCATCATTCATTATATGTACCTCGTTAATACTATGCTTGCTAATATGAAGGGATAAACAGCCCAAATCATATTCTCTAATTTATCAAATCTTTTTGAGCCGTCTTCTAATCTTTTATCAATACTTTTGTATAATGCTTTACATTCTCTTTCATGTGACTCTATTGCATTAAGAGCATCTTTAGCAGTAGCCATTAATCGCCTATATTATCTGTAGTAATTCTAGTTGGCTTAACTACTTTTTTCTTAACTCTTTTAGTTGTATATGCCTCATTAACATCTGGAGTAGACTTATCATCTGCTACAAATTCACCTTTCGCAGTTCTGGATCTTACTATTACTTCTTCAGTACCAGTAAAATTATTCCAAAAGTTTTTAATAAAATTCATATTATTTATCCTTTGCCCTGCCTATGTTTAGAGCTAACATATCAATGAACTTGTATAGTTTACCGATCCAAACGTCATCTTTTGGTGTTGGTGTTGAAGCAGCCACTATTGAAGCAACCGTTACTATTGTGGTAATCCACATAATCAAATCAATCATTATTCTCTCCTTATGGGTTTATAAACTTAGTTAGCTGCGATGTAATTTGTTCCAGTTGTGACAGCTGCAACGTGAGTAGTTTTTTTACTACCTGCTGCTCCTGCTACGTTTGGAGTATCGTCACTAGCGTCTACTGGTGCGTATAAAAGTATTGTAGATAAATGGTCTACATTTCTTTGTACTAGTTCATTAATTTCTGCTTGTGTCATACCATCACACTGTAGTTCTGCTGAAGCGTCTGTATTAATACTATTGATAAGCGTTACGCTATCTGTTCCTGCTGCTAAACATTCTGTTACTGTTTGTGCCATTCTATTCTCCGTTACCCTTCTAGGGTTGTTATACGAGCCGTTAATGACTCAATTAAAGCGTTCTGTTCTTGTATAGCTTTTACTAGGATTGGTACAAATTTACTGTACTGTAATCCTATTTGTTTACCATCATCTGTGTGGCTAGAAACTAAATTAGTTTTACTACTTTTATTATATCCTGCTGCTATTTCTAGTGCTTCTACTTCTTGAGCTTTAAAACCTATATCTAACCAATCTTCTTTGTGAGTTCCGTCTGGAGATTGTGAGGCTAAGTCATACCCATCCGCAGTTTTATCACCGTACTTAGAACGCTTATCCCATTTATAAGTAACAGGTGCTAGAGCTTTAACAAAGTCTAAACCAAGGTCTAGGGCTGTAAAGTCTGTTTTGTCTCTTTGGTCAGAGGCTACTGTCCAATCTACTTGGATAAAAGCATCAGCAATATTTTCATCTCCTATGAAAACACGATTACTTCCTGAAGTTTGATTACCACCTGGGCTTCCTGAACGAGCTGCATCATGTCCTAATACAAGGTTGTTACCACCAGAAGTTATTGCTAAACCAGCATTTGCTCCTAGGCAAGTATTATCAGCTCCTGTGATAGCAGTACCAGCACTTAAACCAACTCCTGTATTTCCATCTCCACAGTTTGCAGATAAAGCAGCATAACCTATAGCAGTATTACCCGCACCATCATCAGTAGCATCTCCTGCCAATGCTCCAACAGCAGTATTGTTTGCTCCAGTGGTGTTTGCATTAAGGGCTGAATGACCTACTGCTGTGTTGTTATCTGCGGTTGTATTATTGAATAAGGCTCTTTGACCAGTAGCAGTGTTATTATCACCTGTGGTGTTTGCTTTTAAAGCTTCTCTACCAAGGGCAGAATTACTCACCCCTGTTGTGTTAGTTTGTCCAGCTCCTTGACCAACGGCAGTATTTTGAGCACCTGTAGTATTTGCACCTAAAGAATTTACACCAACTGCTGTGTTGTTACTTGCTGTAGTATTAGCATCTAATGCACCTTTACCCACAGCAACATTTTCTGCACCTGTAGTATTAAGTGCTAAAGCATTTTGACCAACAGCAACATTTCTAATACCTGTAGTATTAGATGTTCCAGACGATTCACCAAGAATTGTATTACTATGACCAGTTGTATTAGCGTCAAGTGCATTTCTTCCTACAGCTACGTTATCAGCACCTGTAGTGTTTTCTGTTAATGCTTTATGTCCAATAGCTGTGTTGTTTGAGGCTGTGGTATTAGCGTCTAATGACCCACCACCAAATGCTGTATTATTTGAACCTGTAGTATTGCCACCCAAGGCGTTCCAACCACCAGCAGTATTTTCATCACCTGTAGTATTAGCGTCCAATGAGTTATAGCCGACAGATGTATTATAAGCACCAGTAGTGTTTAGTCCTAAAGCACTTTTACCAACTGCGGTATTAAAAGATGCAGTTGTATTAGCATCTAACGCTTGATGTCCAACTGCTGTATTACTAGCCCCTGTAGTATTAACTTCTAGTGCAGCTCTACCTAATCCTGTATTTGAAGAACCAGTTGTATTTGATGCTAGTGCTGCTGTTCCAAAGGCTGCATTATTTGCTGCTGTTGTGTTTGCTGCAAGAGCAGTCATACCAACTGCTGTATTTTCACCACCTGTAGTGTTTGCGGTTAAAGCACCTTTTCCAACTGCTGTGCCGTTAGATGCTGTGGTGTTGGCGTCTAAAGTATTATGTCCAACAGCTACGTTGTCTCCACCAGTTGTATTAGCGTACATAGCATTAACACCAACTGCTACATTTTCTGCTGCTGTTGTGTTTGTTAATAATGCGTTTAAACCTAGAGCTACATTTTCAGAGCCTGTAGTGTTTGCTAATAAAGCACTTTTACCAAGTGCTGTATTGTTATCTGCTGTAGTATTATTCCCTAAAGCGTCTGAGCCAATTGCTGTGTTATTGCTACCTGTGGTACTGTCGAACATTGAATCATTACCAACTGCAACATTACCTGTTCCTGTGGTATTTGCTTGTAAAGTGTCTTTACCAATTCCTATGTTAGAATCACCTGTAGTATTACTATCTAATGCGTCTTTACCTACTGCGGTATTTGCAGTACCTGTGGTGTTTGAAGCTAAAGCATTAAATCCTATAGCTGTATTAGCACTAGCCGTAGTATTTGCTTTTAAAGTAGATTTACCTACGCCTACATTTTCTGTTCCTGTTGAATTTGTTTGTAAAGATAAATATCCTACAGCAACATTATTAGCTGCAGTAGTGTTTGCTGTTAAAGCGTCTCTACCAACAGCAACATTGTTTGCACCTGTAGTGTTTGTAATTAAAGCATCAGTACCAACTGCTGTATTGTTATCTGCTGTAGTATTATTAGCTAATGCTCTATATCCAAGAGCAGCATTACTACCACCAGAAGTATTATCTAATAAAGATTGATAACCTATAGATACGTTATTAGCTCCAGTTGTGGTAGTTGATAATGCATTTTGTCCTACTGCTGTGTTACTGTTAGCAGTAGTAATCGCATCACCTGTTAAACCACCTATAAGTGTGTTGTTTACGCCTGTGGTTACTGCTGTACCTGCGTTAAAACCAACTGCTGTGTTATATGTATCTGTAGAAGATGTAAAGTTTTGAGTTGATAAAGCGTTACCACCAATAGCAACTGATGTGCTGCCTAAAGTATCTGCACTTAAAGCAGATTTACCTATCGCTACGTTTGCCCCTCCTGTGGTTAAAGCATCACCTGCCAATGCTCCAACAGCAGTATTGTTTGCACCTGTAGTATTTGCTCTAAGAGAGCCATCACCAACTGCTGTATTAGAAGCACCTGTTGTAGTAGCAGTCATTGATGCGTTACCAATAGCTGTGTTGGCATCTGCTGTTGTAAGTGCGTCTAAAGACAATCTTCCAAACGATGTATTTTGTGAACCTGTTGTATTTACAGCTTGAGAATTATAACCAACTGCTGTGTTATTAGAGCCTGTCGTTAGTTTTTCTAAACTAGCAGCACCAACACCTGTATTAGCATCACCAGTTGTAAGGTCATCAAAAACATTAGAACCTAACCCTGTGTTATTAGAAGCAGCATTTAAAGTACCTGTACTTCCATCTTGACTAATAAGAATACCATTAGAGAAGTTAGTGATATCAGAAATAATACCTACGCCATTAATAGTTCCTGTTACTGCTGCGTCTCCACCTATAGCAACATCATCTGTTACTGTTAGATCATCTTGTACTTTTAAATCTACTACGCTAAGACTAGCAAAAGCGTCAACTACTGCTGCACCACTTCCTGCTCCGTCTAAATAAACTGCTTTT